AACTATTTTTAGTGGTGGTTGGAGCAAGGCTGTCGGCATTGATGTTGAGGCAAGGCAGATTGGGCGAAGATGACAACTGCACAGAGAAAAGCTAACTTTCGCATTTTAAATCCAATTACCGCAACGACAAGAGAGGTGGCTGAGGTTTTAAATAGAACTGTTGATGGCGGCTTGAACAGCATTGGGTACACCACGCTTGGAAATGGCACAACTAGTACTACTGTTAGTGACCCAAGGTACAGCGTCGAGAGCATTGTTTTTTTTACGGGGTTTAACGAGACGCTTGAGCATAGCAACCCTTTTGTAAAAAGCACTAGCACTGATGGCACAATGATAATTGAACACGGGAACCACGGGCATGACGTTGACGTCGCCTACTTTATTGTCGGCTGAGGACAGATTGTCAGAACAGTGGCAGAGGTGCCACAAATGGATTAGTGAGGCTTTGGCGTACTCCGGCGGTACGCATTCTATGGAAGATGTTTTTGGCGCGGTGGCTCTTGGGGATGCCCAGTTACATCCTTTAGAAAAATCGTGTATTATAACCGAGATAGTGGATTATCCCCAGCGGTCGGTTTGTCGAATATGGTTAGCTGGTGGAGAACTAAACGAGTTAATTGAGGCTGAAAAGTCTATTGCGATTTGGGCTAAGAGCCTTGGGTGCGACGCAATGGAGATTAACGGCAGGATGGGCTGGAAGCGCCAGCTTAAAGATTACACCGCATCGTCGGTGGTTTTAACAAAGGAATTGAGAGATGAGTAAAGGCGGCGGCGGAAACACTAGAAACATTACCCAAACGACTAGCGCACCGGCATACGCGCAACCGTTTTTGGAGTATGGCCTATCTGAAGCAAAAAACCTTTACGGTAATCAACCGTCTTATTACCCCGGTCAAACGACTGTAGGGTTTAGCCCAGAAAGTGAAATGGCTCTTTCTGCTACTCGTCAAAGGGCAATAGACGGCAGCCCGTTCATACCCGCAGTGCAAAACGCGGTTATGCAGAACCTTATGGGGACGAACCCACTCCAACAAGCTGCGTTTAGACCTGCAATTGAGGCTGTAGAGGCTCAAGCTGCAAAGGCGGGCAGATATGGCTCAGGATACCAGCAGGGCGCTGTTGCCGCAGCCTTGGCCCCTATGGCATACCAAGCACAACAAGACGCCATTGCGCAAGCTCCTGCGGCTCGCGAGTTTGGTTTTGCTGACCTTAATACTTTGGCCGGTGTGGGCGGTGCGCGAGAGGCACAGTCTCAGGCAGAGCTTCAAGCTGACATTGACCGTTTTAATTTTGAGCAAGAACAGCCTCAACTTGCTCTGGCTAATTACATGGCAACCGTTAAGGGCGGTACTGTCGGTGGGCAAAGCACCAGACCTGTCTTTCGCAATCAGGCCGGAAATGTTCTCAGTGGCGCATTAGGTGGGGCGCAACTTGCTGGAATGATACCGGGCATGGGTGGCGGTATGGGCGCGGGCCTTGGCGCGTTAGCGGGTCTTTTAGGTTAGGGGTAGAGCATGAGCGTTTACGACAGATTTAATCGATTGCTGCAAGGCCGAGCGCCTTTGCCAAACGCAACAATGAGACGTCCATTTCAATTGCCTGATGGACAGGTTCCGCCTATGGCGCTTATGCCCGGTGCTAAACCGCCGCAGTCTTCATTAACCGCAAATCAAAAACTGTCGCCTATGATGCAAGAAATTTTAAGAAAAGCTCAAACTTCGCGCATGACGCCTGCCGCCGGTCAAGTCAACTTGACGCCCCCTGAAGCAGCGGCGGGTGGACCGGCAGGCATGACATTTGAGCAGAAGCTAATGCAGCCACGCGCTCAGGGTATGCTTAACGCCGCTGCCGCTGGGTTTGAGGCTTCGGGCTACCAAGATCGTCCGGTGTCACTCGGTCAGGTTTTGGGGCGTATGGGTACTGCTGGCATGAAGGCTTATATTACGGCTAAAGATAAGGCAGACAAAGCCGCTATAGACGCAGCCGCCCGCAAAGCTGCCGCAGAAAAAGCTGCTTTTGCCCGTCGTTTGCAACTGGCGCAGTTTTATCAAAGAGAGCGCGAGATCAGCGGCGTTAAGAGCAAAGAAGCAAAAGCAAATGAAATCAACCAAGTTAAACTTGAAAGGGATTTGCGTAAAGATTTTGAGACCTATTCAAAGCCATTTACAGAAGCTCAAAGGTTTTTCAAAGATGTTATAAACTTTTCTGGTGAAGACAATACATCAGCGCAAGACCTTGCCCTTGTATTCTCATACATGAAGCTACTTGACCCCGGCTCGGTTGTTAGGGAAGGGGAGCAATATCAAGTTAGAGATTTGGGCAGCATCCCAGACAGCTTCAGGGTTATGTTGTCAAGGTATGGGTTTTTTCAAGACGCGAACAGTCCAGAGGGAAAGATGCTTTTGCCGCAATCCGTGCGAAATAGTATTCGCGAAGCGTCTATGGAAAAATATTCAGATTCGCTTGGAAGTCAGTTAGAAGTAGAAAGCGAATATGCCGGTTATGGGAAAAGAGCCGAATTAAACAAAAACTACTTTAGGCCAAAAATCCAGCAAAACGGATCAATCAAAAGCCCTTACCTTGTAAATAGCGTAGAAGAGGGAGAGGCTAAAGCAAAATCCGGCGAATATTTTGTCGTATCTGGCGACGGCTTCTATAGAAAGGATTAAAGATGGCAAGCACTAAAATATCAGGAGCTGGCGCATCTGCATTTTCTCAGAAGTCGCCACCGCCCCAATCCCCTGAGCGCTTTACGCCAGAATATTTTGCTGGCCTTGGCCGGTCTGCGGCTCAAGGCATTACTTTTGGCACGGCTGACGAAATTGAAGGTTTTGTTCGTAGTTTAATTGGCGAAGAAACATACAAGCAAGAACGTGACAAGATCCGCGCTGGCTTAGAGAAATTTCGTTCTGACTTTCCTGTTGATGCTTACGGCACAGAAATAGCCGCCAGTATCCCCACTATGGGCGGCGCAGCGGCTGGGCTTACTAGGCTTGGTGTTAAGGGGGCTATAAAACAATCTGGACTTGGTGGGGCAGCTTACGGAGCTGGGGCGGCAGAGGAAATAGAAGATGTACCGGTCAGCTCGGCTATAGGTGGCGCGTTAGGCATGGGAGGCGAAGCTCTGGCCCCTGTTGTCTCTCGACAAGCTAAGGCTCTCGGCAAAAAGATCCCGTTAACTGTTGGGCAATATTTTCCCGGTATGAAGCGAGCAGAAGAGGCTTTAACCTCTATGCCATTTGTTGGCGGGGGTATTCGCGCCCAGCAAGAGCGCGGCATGAAAGCGTTTCCCGTGTTTATGTATAACCGCGCACTAAAACCTTTGGGTGTTGAAATTCCAAAAAACACTGAGCCTCGCGTAGCTTTTACCAAGGCCAAGGGCATCTTTGATAAAAAATACAAAGAAGCGTTAGAAGGTGTTGAGGTAGATATTTCCGACGAATTGTTAGATGAATTATCGACAATTGTGAACTCCGCCAAACAAGAGGTGGGTGGAGCTGGCGCAGCGAAGGGAGCGGACTTTGAAAATATGGTAATTCAGCAAGTCCTTGGAAGAGCCAAAAACGGAAAGTTGTCCGGCAAAGATATTCAGGAAATTCAAATTAAACTGGGCCAAGAGGCTATGCGTTTTGGCAAAAGCACTGACCCGATTGATAGCAAAATAGCAAATGCCTATAGTGACCTAGACATTGGCATGATGGATCTGATAGCAAAATACTCGCCAGCTAAAAAAGAATTGTTGCAAAAAACAAACAAGGCATATTCACAATTTGTGCCTTTAAGGACTGCCGCAGCAAAAGGCTATGAGGGTAAATTTTCACCAGCTCAAGCTATGGCCGCAGTCAGAGCAGAGGAAAGAAAGTCTGGGGCTGCGGGCATGTCTAGGCTTGCTGCTGGTGAGGGCCGTATGCAAAAGCCAATAGAAATGGCGCAGCGTATTATTGGGCCGTCCCTGCCAGATACTGGAACGGCGGGACGCGCGATGACTGGGGCCATGTTATATGGTGGCGCTGGGGCGCTTATGGGTGCGCCCACTGGAATGTCAACTGAGGGCGCGTTAGCGGGTCTGGCTGGCGGCATGATTGGCAGGGGGGCGACCACAAGGCTTGGTCAAGCTACACTAAAACGCTTAGGCATACCAGCAGTGGCAAAGACCCTAAGAGCGCCAGCAACCGCTGGCCTTCTGTCTCAGCAAGTGGGGCCAATGATCCCGCAAGCCCAAGCGGATGACGGCATTAGGTATGAGACAATCACAAACAGTCAGGGCGTCGATCAAGTAATTGCGTTTACGCCGGATGGTCGTGCGGTGCGCGTGCGCTAGAATTATGCTATAACTAGCTAAGGATTAACGGAGAACAGAATGCCAAAAACACAGATTTCCGAGTATAGCGCAACAGCGGCTTCTAACACCGACATAGACAGCATTAACCTGTCAGAAGGCGTGATGGTCCCTAGTGACATAAACAACGCCATCCGAGAGCAAATGGCGCACCTCAAGGACTTTTCAGACGGCACGGCTGGCATTGACGTGCTAAACTTGCATGACGACGACAAAAGCCATTCTATTAAAATACAAGCGCCATCGTCTGTTACTGCAAACACCACCTTGACCTTGCCCGACGGTGCCGGATCTGCAAATCAGGTTTTGCAGACAAACGGCGCAGGCGTGTTAAGCTGGGGCAGCGCAGTTAACTTTGGCAACTGGACAATAACAATGGACGGCTCAAACAATCTGCTTTTCACATATAGCGGCACAGACGCCATGAAGTTGTCTAGCGCGGGTGACCTGACCGTAATTGGAAACGTAACAGCTTATGGAACTATCTAATGACCCTGCAAGCGTCTGGAGCTATAAGCCTAAGCGACTTAGGCACAGAGTTTAGCGACACTCAGCCCCATTCGCTGTCTGAGTTTTACAGCGGCGGCTCGCTTGTGCCAAACACGGCTTCACTGGCTGTCACCGCATCCAGCCTTGGCGGCAGTAACTCCGCTCAACCGGGAGCGAGAACTCCTCAGTTTGGGGGTCATGTCCCTCAGATAAATACTTTTGGGCGTCTTTACACTCAAGCTCTTTGGGGCGACAACGGTAGCACAATCACTATGGATAGAAATTTTACCGTTAACCAAACCGGAACTTACAATTATTATGTCGCCTATTACATACAAGGGGTTGGGTCAGCCACTGTTAGTATGTACGCCAACGGCAGTCTGGTCAGATCGCACACTTTATCACCGGGCTATAATCAAACAGCCTCGGCAAGTAACACGCTATCTCTTGGCTCTGGGCAGGTAATAAGAATGGTTGGCAGCGGTCCGTCCTCTGGCTGGGCAGCAATCACTGTTTACGTTGGGGGCAGCACAAGCAGCAACAGTTCTATAACCGTTGCCGGAAACACGTCTGTGCCAGCAAACGGCGCATTATCTTTAAGTAACTTTTACGGGGCATCCGCATAGGAGGTTTTTATGGCACGCGATAAGCTGACGGAATATGACGCAACTGCCGCTAATAACACTGTCATTGGCGACGTGCGCACAAGCGAGGCCATGATGCCGTCTGAGGTTAACGACGCCTTCAGAGAATTGGCTAGTCACTTAAAAGAGTTTGCCGACGGGACAAGCGGCGTTGATGTTCTGAAGTTTCAGGACGACGACGATAGCCACTCTGTTAAACTGCAAGCGCCAGCAACTGTGGCTTCTAATGTCACATTTACTCTACCTGCCACAGATGGTACAAATGGTCAGGTGATGACAACAAACGGCGCTGGCACTTTATCGTTTCAAAACGTAACTGAAACAGACCCAAATGCGCTGGCATTTGCGATAGCTCTAGGATAGGAAAATGGCAAACGCATTTAAGACATTTACTGACACGGGTGTAGGGACAAATAACGCAGATGTTTACACTTGTCCCTCTTCAACCGAAACAACAATAATCGGATTGAATGTTGCTAACATACTTACAGTCTCTATCACCGTTAACATTCAGCTAATAAACAATGACGGTGATAACGTACACATTGTGAAGAATGGTATAGTGCCTGTCGGAAGCAGTTTGGTTGCTGTCGGCGGCGACCAAAAAATTGTTATGAATGCATCCGACATTCTAAGAGTAACAGCCAGTCAGGCAAGCGCCGCTGATGTAACTGTGTCTGTGCTGGAGATTACATAATGGCACTCGGCACTATTGACACTAATCAGATTGCAAGCGAAGCAGTCACTGTACCGAAGGTCACTAACCAAGTTTTGTCTAGCCGGAACCTCATAATAAATGGCGGCATGATTATTGCTGCCAGAGGAACCTCGGCTACTAACAGTGGCTATGGAACTGTAGATAGAACAAAGCCAGAGTTTGGCGGTGCTTCTGTAACACAAACACAACAGGCGTTGACTTCGGGTGGCCCATACGATGACGGTCATAGGTATTTCTTGAGGTGCGCTAATACAAGCACATCATCAGCCACGAGTGCTTACTTACAGATAAACCAAGAGATTGAAGCACAAAACGTAGCTACGTCAGGTTGGAAGTTTACATCAACAAGTTCATACGTCACAATGTCTTTTTGGGCGAGGTCAAGCTTGGCTGGAACTTATTATGTACTGTTAAAATCACATGATGGTACGGCGCAAGGATTTACTTCAGCGTTTACGTTGGTGGCGGATACATGGAAAAAAATAGAAGTAACTGTCCCCGGCAATTCTAACATTACGGTTAATACTGATAACGGTTATGGGTTACGTTGTTATGTAGTTCCATACTTTGGTACAGATTACACTACATCAGGTCACACAAGTGATGCTTGGCAAGCACTAAGCAACAGTAATCTTGCTCCAGATTATGCACAAAATTGGGCAAACACTGCAAACGCCACGTTTGACCTGACAGGCTGGCAGGTTGAAGTTGGCACTTCGGCCACGCCGTTTGAGAGAGAGGACTACGGAACTACGTTACGCAAGTGCAAACGCTACTATGAATTGTTAGACACAACAGTTTATCCCACTAAATATTCAACGGTTTCTTTAGGTAACTTTTTCTGGACAGAACAAAAACGGGCGCAACCAACTCTTACTGCTGATGCTAACACTGGTAGTCAGACCCTTAATCCAATTTACACTAGTGGCGGGTACATTTACAAATCATCGGAGACCACAAGCCCAATTGAGGGTATGAGAGGGGATGCAGAGCTGTGAATATACAAAATGCTAAATATGTAAAGGCTCCACTAAACAACCCAGATAATAAAAACACTGCTATCAAGGCAACTATTGACGGGGTTGAGTCTTGGATTCCTATGGACGAAGCCAACAAAGACTACGCAGAAATATTAAAACTAGTAGCAAAAGGCTCTCTAACAATAGAGGATGCAGATTAATGGCATATCTTGGGCCACCACCATCACAGAAGTTAGCAACTCCCACTAGCCAGTATTTTAGTGGGAACGGGTCTACTACAGCCTTTACATTGAACCGTCCGGTTAATGTGTCTGAAGACCTGAACGTGTTTGTGAATAACGTGCCTCAAGAGCCGGGTTCTGGGAAGTCCTACACTGCCACAGGAACCACACTAACATTTGATGCGGCTCCATCCTCTGGGACGAACAATGTGTACGTTGTCTACCGAGGACTGGCAGAGCCAACAACAAGACTAGAGCATGATGCTAATGCCGCCCTTGCCGCCACCACTGGCGCTTTTTCTGGTAATGTAACAATTGGCGGAAATTTATCCGTCACAGGGACGGGCGCTGGCGCTGCGGGGATTACGAGCGCAAGCACAAGTGGGACAGCCATAAATATTGATAGCAGCAATCGTGTTACAATGGGGAGCCAGCCAAGATTTTTAGTTGGACCTTCGGCTCATCACACGATGTCTAACTCTACCAGTGTTCTAACTCAAATCCCTTTTGATACCGAAACCATTGATAGAGGTAGTAACTTTGCATCAAACACATTTACGGCTCCTATTACTGGCGATTACCTGTTGCGTTGGTCGGCTAGGATTGATTCCATAGATATTGGTGCTACTTATTATTATTTTGCTATGATAACCAGTAATAGAAACTACTTATCAATCATGGCTCCAAAATGGTCAAGCGACCCACCATATAATTTTTTCTCTTTAACGGCGATAGCGGATATGGATGCAAATGATACTGCTACTGTTAAATATCAGCAATATTCGGGTACGGATAACCATGCGACAATTGTTGGTGGTGATTTACGGTACTCATTTTTTTCGGGCATTTTACTGAGTTAAGGAATTTAAAATGGCAAATCACACGAAAACAATCACACTGACTGATGTAGAGCAAAAGATATTAGCTAATGACTTGTACAGCGACAGCGATAATGCTGGTCTTGATGAGTGGATACAAGCAGCGGTGGACGGCAAAATCAACAACTGTTGGAAGCGTATGCAACAGGAGTGGACAAACAAGTTGATGAACGATGAGAGCTTTACTGACAGCATCCCAAGCAATCAGGCAGACTTTGTTGCTCTTATCACGGCTCGTTCAGATTACCAAAACCGCAAGGCGCGGGATGATGCAAGTGTTATAGGAAGTTAAATTAGATGCCCATATCTAAAATATTATCAGGCTCTTTAGATAGCGGAAAAGTGTTGCAAGTCAGTCAGGCAGTAACTTCAGGCAATCAGACTTCTTCTTCACAAACATCTCTAGTTGATATTACTGGTGCTACATTAACCGTTACGCCTACAAGCGCTTCTAACAAGATTTTATTGATGTTTGATTTGGGGGCTTACACTAACAATGGCTCTACTTTTCCTATCCCTTATTACGCAATTGTTAGAGGAAGCACAGTTCTACATGCACAATCTGGTTGGTATTTAGATGCTCGTAGCGCTGGGACAGTTTTTGGGCAGCAATTATTTAGGATAGGGATGTCATATTTGGACAGCCCATCAACAACGTCAGCAACCACATATAAACTACAATACAAATCAGCTTCCGGCGGTTCAGGGCATCCAACACTTGGAGTCGAAGAGGGTAGCACTTTTACACTTATGGAGATTTCTGCATAAAATGGCATATATAGGCATAGACCCAAATGTAGGTGACATAACATTCCAGAAGTTCACTGGGACAGGGAGCGCCACTGCCTTCACTCTGGCTCAATCCGTTGTGAGCGGTGAGGCTATTGTCGTAACCATAGGAAACGTGGTTCAGGAACCGGGGGTCAGCGCAGCTTATACAGCGCAGGCAAACACTCTTACATTTTCCTCCGCCCCTGCAAATGGTGACGTTATTACTGTGCGCTACTTCGGTCGCGCTGTAGATCAGCCAACCAGTTACGCCATGCAGCTATTCAAATATGTGGCTACAGCAAGTCAGACTGCGTTTACTGGTGCAGATGCTAACGGTGCTATACTGGCGTTCAGCGGCACTGACGTAGACGTTTATCTAAACGGTGTGCATCTGGATAGCTCAGACTTTACAGCTAGTAGCGGAGACACAATAACGCTAGGGACAGGTGCGGCGTTAAACGATGAGCTAGTAATTAGAGCCTATCGCGCATTTACCGTAACTGATACAGTGTCGAAATCGTCTGGCGGCACGTTTGCTGGTGAGATTACCGCAACGTCCTTTCAGACAACAAACACAATAGTTGATACGGCTGTGTTTCGTACAAACGATCAGAGCGTAACAGAGAACACAACAATAGGGGCAGCTAAGAACGCCTTGGCGATTGGTCCTTTAACAATAGGTTCGTCAACCACGATTACGGTTAACGGCAACTTAACAATACTGTGAGGCATAGATGGCTTCGACAATAAATGTAGACAATATTGCTGAAGCTACCAGCGGTAGCGGTGTGCAGATTCCGGGTCATGTTATCCAGTGTGTGCGAACTTATGTGGCTAGTAGCTCAGTCATAGAAACCACAGCTACTAGTTTTACAGCATCAGGTATTACAGCTTCTATTACTCCTAAAGCATCAGGAAATCTAATATTAATAGATTGCACGTTACCAATGGTTGATTGTATCAGCGATACTATATGGATGAAAATGTATCAACTAATTGCTGGTGGCTCTTACGCTGTTATGGCGGGGGCCGCAGACTATCAGATGGGTATTCAATCCGCTTCAAGGTGGGACCCGGCTGTTTTTGGTGGAAGCTACACAGCAACAAGCACATCACAATTAACATACCAGCCATACTTTCGATCATCTGGTGGCGGGAATGTAAGGCTTGTACACGATAGCAGTTCTTACTCACTGACCCTGACGGAGATTGCACAATGAGTAAGCTCTTTGTTGATGACATTGTTGAGAAGACTAGCGGTCATGGTGTGGCCATTCCGGGTCATGTTGTTCAAATGAAATCAAGCGTTAGCACCGCTGCTTCATCTATTTCGTCAACATCTTACGCTGATATTCCTTCAATGACAGCGACCATTACTCCAACATCAACTAGCAGTAAGATATTAATACAAGTTAGTTTTGGTGTATTGTCCGCCACTAGTACTGGAACTGGCTGTCTAATGAAACTGTTAAGAGACAGCACAGAGATTGGACAAGGTGTTGGTGCAGATACACACAACGTATTCATGCAAAACTATTTGGGTTCAGTGACTAACACCTTTGAGCAAGTAAACCATATGTTTGTAGATAGTCCAAGCTCAACCAGCGCAATAGTTTATAAAATGCAGTGGTCTTTAACTGGTACTGGTGAGACTTGGTACATGAACAGACGAGGCTCAGACAACTATGCCCGGACCTCATCAACTTTTATGGTTACGGAGATTGCACAATGACTAGCATCTTAAAGGTAGGCGAGGTACAACACACCAACGGGACTAGTGCGCTGACGATTAACACTCAAGGTTATCTTTCACCCAAGGTGGTGGCGTTTCATGCGCGATATATTGATAGCTCTGTTGGTTCACTTGCAAACGGAAATTACGTTATTTTTCAAACTGCCGATACTAACGAAGGCGGTGGATACGATAATTCCACTGGCATATTCACAACCCCCGTAGGTGCGGGTGGCACTTATTATTTTTATAGCCGATTGTTGTATGACAAAGACAGCAGCGACACAGGCACTGAGTATAAAAATTTATATTTTCGCAAAAACAACTCTACGGTAGGCGGCACTAATATTTCTCATTACTACGGACGAGGCGACTACGACTACGTTGATGGAACCATGTGTGTCAATTTGGCGGCTGGCGACACCATGAGAATTTTCCAAGAAGGTAATGCTACTTTGTACGCAGGATCGTATAGTAGTTTTAATGGCTTCAGAATAGGATAGGAGAGTAAAATGAGTATAGCAGAAGCACTCACAGAACTAGGCATCAAGGAATGGGTGCTTAGAGGCGAGCCAACAACAGAGGCTGAATTTGGCGAGATGTTCCGTAAAGTTACGGGCGCTGACGAAAATGGTACAGCCATTGAAAGCAGCAGCGCTGATGACTGGGGTACAACTTGGTCAGCGGTCAAAGCAAAGGCTGACGAGCTAAAGGCAGCAGAACCTATGAAGCTGCTACGAGCAGAGCGTAACCGCTTGATTGCAGAGACAGATTGGTGGGCATCCAGCGACCTCACAATGAGCGATGAGCGTAAAGCATATCGTCAGGAACTGCGTGATATTACCAAAAGCGCTACCAGCCTTGATGATGTTAAGTGGCCTACCAAGCCGGAGTAAGAGATGAGCAACGCCCGTAATCTTGCAAACTTTTTGGGGACAGGAACTACAGTTCCGTCTTCTAAGCTGTCTCTTGTTGCGGCTGATATGCCAGCGGGCAATGTACTCCAAGTTGTAAACACAGTACATAGTGCTAACGTAGCAATTAATGGTTCAACTCCGACTGAATACACTGGCATTTCAACGGCAATAACACCAAAGGTAACAGGCTCTAAAATATACATTATGGCAAATGTTTCGTGTGGAAATCTAAACAACGGGTCTGAATGGTATGAATCAATACTGTATAGAGATTCTACTTCAAATCAAATTAGCACTAGGGCAGATTTTTATTTTAACTCACGATACGAAATGATTGGCCCTAAACTTTTATTTGCTATCTTTGACCCAACCACCACAACCGCAGGAACTGCTCGTACTTATAAAGTTTATCTTAACGGGGACAGTGGAAATGGCGCTCTTCAAATTAACTGGAATAATAACAACTCACAATCATCAATGACCTTGATGGAGATAGCTGCCTAATGAACGATGAAACAAAAGTTGTGTTAGATGTAGCGGCAGGCACCGGCACGGTGGCTGCTTATATGGCTATGGTGCCAGATTTCGTTGCTTTGTTTACCGGGGTGTGGGTGTTAATCCGCATTTGGGAGACTAAGACAGTCCAGAGGCTGTTAGGGAAAAATGTTTAAGGCTATTGTATTAGCCTGTGTAATTGGGTCACCAACTGATTGTGTTGAGTTTCATTCTATAATTTATAGCGACACAAGGGAGGCATGTCGCAGAAGGGCATTTCAAATGTCAGAGGATATTGGCGAGATAGTTAACCTGATGCCATCAAAATGGCGCTGTAAAAAACTTAAAGAAGGTGATCTAGCTGATGGACCCAATTACTATCTCAGCGGCAGTAGCTGGGGCTACGACCGCATTTAATTCCATAAAGCAAATGATTGCGGCTGGGAAAGATTTGGAGAGCTGCATTGGCGACGTGTCCCGCTGGATGCGTATGGCGTCTGATGTTGACAACGCCGCCAAGCAATCTAAAAACCCGCCAATATTTAAAAAGCTGTTTGCCGCCGGATCTGTCGAGGAAGAGGCTCTCGCCAGTTATGCCGCGAAAAAAAAGTTAGAAGCGCAGCGGCAGGAATTGAAAACATTTTTGAATATGTCATATGGGCCACAGGCTTGGGCTGACCTAATTAGGCTTGAAGGAAAAATAAGGCGGCAGCGGCAGGAAGCGATTTATAAACAGCAGGAGTTAAAGCGGCAAATTCTAGAGGGCATTGCAATCGCCATGCTCGCACTGTTATGTTTGGGGTTGTTGGCCGTAATGTTTTGGTTCCTTAGACGTTGAGTGCCACAGTAACTGGATTAATGGGAGAGTATATTGCTGCCGCAGCTATATTGTCGATTGGAACGCATAAAGTCGCTTTGGCGCAGCAGGACCGTATCGATCTGGTGGCTTTCACTACAGATCACTTTCTGCGGGTTCAAGTTAAAACTGCGACGCTGCATGAGAGACAATATCGTAACGCCAGTTATCAATTCCAACTTGCACACGGTAATAAAATTAAAACTATCCCAAACGAAAAGGACTTTGACATCTATGCTTTGGTTGCCGGTAATCCACAACACAGACGCTGCATGTTCATGCCCACCAAATCAGTGTCGCAACGTACTAAACGCATGTCGCCATCGCGGTTTACGGTGGAGGCGGAAATTGAAAGCTGGCATAAAGCGGTTAATTACGTTTTGGAGATGAGACGATGAACATTGAAAAACTGCGTGAAGAATTAATTGCTGACGAGGGTATGCGGTTAGATATATACCGCTGTACAGAAAATTATTTAACTGTAGGCGTGGGCCATAAGATTGTGGCCGGTGATGCAGAACACGGCAAGCCGGAGGGCTACACGATCACCGAGCGTCGCATGAAGCAACTGTTTGAATTGGACGTGGCTGTTGTTCGCGAGGACTGTAGCAGGCTTTACGAGGACTTCAGCGATCTACCCGAAGAGGCGCAAAGAATTATCGCCAACATGATGTTCAACCTCGGTTTGCCGACTATGAAAAAATTTAGGGGCATGAAGCGTTGCGTTGATGAACGTAACTGGTCAGGGGCCGCTGACGAGATGGTCGACAGTAAGTGGTATGACCAAGTAACGAACCGCGCCAATCGCTTGGTCAAGAGGATGAGGGCTCTAGCTGATGAGTGAGGAAAAAAAACCACTGACGATTGCAGTTGGAGAAAACAGCTTTGAGCTTGTACTTAGAATTTTGGGCAACGAGTTTGTGGCTATAAAAATTGGCTCAACAAATTTCAGCGGTAAGTTAATCGCTGGAGGTGTGTTGCTTTTGTTTTTTACGTTTATGCTGATGGAAGTTTTTGGCTTATCCCGAATGTTAGGAGTTGAGTAATGCTAGGTGTGTTAGGTAAAATATTAGGGTCAGGTGACGTTATCAGTCAGGGCATGAAGCTCATTGACGATATGCACACCTCTGATGAAGAAGCTATCGCGGCAAAGAGTAAGGCCCGCATCGACCTGATGACGGCCTACGCGCCATTCAAGATCGCGCAACGCTATCTTGCGTTGATGTTTGGATTTACGTTTCTGGCTAGTTACATAATTGTGTTGACAATGACTATCGCCGGGGAGGGTGACCCCGACGCGGTGACCAAAGTGATGGAACAGTTTAGCATCAATTATGCGATGATGATTATTCTGGGTTTCTATTTTGGTGCCGGTGCGTTGGAAAGTTTCCAGAATAAGAAAAAATAATCACCGATAAAAATACTGATAGTCAAATCTATCGGCAGTTTGCATGTTTTCAAAAGTGACGTTGTAGCTTTTGTCATCGATGTGCGTGACCCTCCGCACCATTGCAGTAACGGGACGGCCATTTGGGCCGTCCACTGTGACTAGGTCATCTTCTTTGAAGCTTGGCTGTTTCATTTAATCCTCCTACACTCTGTGACCACCATCCAAGGACGCTTGCCCACTTCTGCCTCTGTCATAATGCGCTTCTCATCTGGCGGTATGTGATCGCGTTGCCAACCACCATCAACCCATTCTGGCGCACCCATACCCTCTCGCACTGTCCTTTCCAAGACAGCAAATTCAGCGTTAGACAGGTTGATCCGATAGCCCTTCTTTAAGCGTGTTACTTTCATTTAAACCTCCAGCTTTGCTTTTGTTGGGCGCAAGAAAAACCCAAACTTTTGATCGTCCTTGCTTGGCGTAATTGCCGCAGTAAATGAGGCACGCTTGCCCTTTAGGTCTGTACCGTTAAAAAACTGATGGTTAAGGAAAGTTTCAGTTTGCTCCTTCAATTTTTGCGGGATAGACCCCCAAACTTTAAAGCCGCTATCGTCGCGCACCAACATCCTCCACTGACTGCCAAAAGCAGTGTCGCGGATGTCAACAGAGAGAATTACGCCAATCACCTCTACGCGGCCCTCTGGGCAATCTGCGGCGGCTTCCCACTCAGCGTTGCGCTCGACTTCGCGCTTTTCTGCGCGTGCCATAGCCTTGCGGACAGCAGCCTCTTGTTTTTCTGTCAGCCTGCCCCACTCAAGTAAAGCGTCGCGCATACTGGCAATAAACTCACTGCCGCCAGCGGCCATCAGGCAAAAAGCCTCGATTTCCTCGCGTGTCTCGTCCTCGGCAATCCAGCGCTTGTTGCGCCCCGCAGTGGCGTTAGCCTTAATCCTTCTTTCGCGTCCGGCTTCCCAAGCCGCTGGGTCCATAATGCCAGTCATTTTCGTCTCCTTTGTTGATACAATATAAACATAATGTGCTATCACAACAATATCAACCCCATATATAAATAAAAAGACCCCCGTCGAAACGGGGGCCAAGGTGGATGCGCGGTAAGGGAGGGAAACCGCGCACCAACTACAGTAGCCTAAACGCTCTGGCCTTGCCAGCCACCTTTTCCGCTGCGCCGCGCTCAATGAGCCCGGTCATTAGCCGGTGGATTTGTGACATGCTTTTCCCTGTTTTATCGGATAGCTCGTTGATCGTCGGCGTGTAGCCATACCGGCGGGCATACCTGTCGATCACGTTGCGCAGCTCCGCCTGCGCTTTGGTTAACGGTACATCAATCATCATCAAACACCTTTACAGTTAGAGTTGTTTGCCTTGCTATGCGGGCTGGCTTGGCGGCAGTTGTCTTGGCCGGTTGCGCTTTGAAGTTCCGCATGGGCCACCTGATAACGTGCCGCCGGTTGCCGATCAGGGCGACCGCCTCCTCATGCGATCCCATATGCTCCTTTAAAGCTGCCTCAGCCTCATCTATGTCGACCTCAGCAGCTTTCTTTGCGGCCTTCGCATTGACAAGCTGCTCGGCCCAGTCGACGTTCTCACCGGCCAGCTCAAGCGGCTCGGCCCCGTCGTCCACTCTCGGATATGCGGTGTTACCGTCAGAGCTGGTCAGGACCGGATACCAGTCAATGTCGAACTTGCGGCGCTCAAAATCCTCGACAATGTCAACGATCTCGGCTTGTCGAGCCGCGTTGGCTTGGTAAAGGAATATTCTTAGCTCTACACCGCCGTATAAGACGCATACAGCGCCCCAAGTGCGTTTAGCGCACATAAGCTGCCCTTGGAGCTGCAACGGCCCTCTGTGGGGCGCTGGGGCGTCTTCCGGCCTACTGCTCGTTGCCTTGCTCTCCAACACTCCGACGCCGTCGACATAGACCGGACCCTCCGGGCAATAGATGCCCTTGGATGCGTCGGTCACGACCTCATGCCCCAAGCCTCCGTCAGCCGTGCCGTCAAGCGACGCGGCAAACGGTATCTTGTCGTGGAACAGCGCGTCGTGTTCCAGTTGCAGGTCGGTCAGGCCAAGCCGCTCTGCCGCAATGGTCAGAATGATGGCTTCAAGGTGGTTGCCCCACTCGGTCGCCTCGTTACCAGTGAACGGGTCGGGGTCAGGTTTGCCCTCAATCACGGCCAGTGCCTTTGCAAGCTGGTCGTTGGGTGTTCTGTACGGTGATAAGTTCGCTGCGACAGGAATTACTGACGCGGTTAAAATATCGTCCGGTGTTCTTTTGCCTACCATTATACTGTCTCCCATTTGTTGGATTTTGATTGGTTGTCTTTTGCAGGAATAGCTCGCAAGTTCCACGGCACATGCAAGCCGCACACTGCCTCTCCAAATAGAGGCACTATGTGGTCAACGTGGTATTGAACGCCTGTTTTCTCTGTTAATACTCTAGCTTCTTTATAAATTGGCATAATATCTTTTATGGTTACACTTTTTAATGTTGCCTTACCCTTCCTTGCGTACCTGCGGGCAGTCTTGGCGTTCATGTAATCTTTGTTTCTTTTCTCCCAAGCAGATGCAATTTGTTTTCTTTTCTCTGGGTTACGCTCGCACCAACGCCTTGCGTTTTGTTTACCGGCTTCTCTGTCATAGTTTTTGCGAGCCCGGTCAATCGCTTTCTGTCTGTATTTTGGATTTTGATACATTTTTTTATAATAGTGTTTGAAGCAACCAGTGCATTGGCCTGAAGTCAATCTTTCAGACACATGCCCGTTGACGCAAGGCTTGCCCGTAAAGTAGCGCGATAGCCCTTTCTCTTTTGCTTCTTTGCGTGTGATTATCTGCATCACCCCAAACCCCCTAACCAAACCATCAATCCCCAGACGTTGTATTTTTCGCTGATCATGTTGGTGAATGAGAGGGCCAGCAATAAAAGCAAAGCCCCCCCTAAAATATCCTGTTTCATGCTGCTTCCCTTCTCAGGTTGTATTTGTCGACAAAAGAAATAATCTTGAGCATCATATATTCGACCTCATCCCATGAGTAACAGGCACGACCGTCGTTGACTTCGTCAGCATCTTCATGGGCTAAGTGATTAATGTCGTCGCCTGCCTGATCAATAAAATCATCCACAGATCCACAAACCTCAACCCACTTCACAGTGTCGTTACCGAAACCAAAATGCTCTATGCAGTATTTAAGTTCTATGTCCGCGTTTTCTTGGATCAGCTTGCGAACCCGACGGTAACAGTCCGGTGCCTTTCTAGACTTGGGCTGCTCAATAAGCGGAATGCGGATCTTGCCATCAGCCGCAATCGGTGTCAGCTCGTACACGTCCCTGACACGGGCGCGGCGCTTGACGCGCTTGTCTCGGATGCTGATAAGCTCTTTGACAATGCCGCAGATATAACGTCTTCCAGTAATGATCTGCCAATGCCACCCAGCCGATACCAAGAACACACGACCGGCAGTTCTATCGGATGTTGTGTCCCTTAACCAGCGTGCCAACGTCGGGCTATCGGAGGCCGTTAGACCTGCGCCGCGATATGATACGCGGCTCATGTCAATGCCAAGGTGCTTGAACGCGGTTTTAATCTGGTGGTCGCTAGTGCCTTTCACGGCGTGGACCTGCGTGAATATGCTTCGGATCAGTCGCGACGCGTCGCCGGTCGTAATGCCGGACATGATCGAAAGAACGGCTGGCCCGCAGTAGCGGTTCCTGTCGGACTTTTTAGTGCCGTTGTTTACGGGGCGAACTTTAAAGGCCGCAATCTTTTTAAATGTAACAGTCATACCAATCTCCCTTTCGGGCGGGGCTGTTAAGCCGCCGCCTGTTCTGCTTCAACAATGTCAAAAATTTCGTCAACGCCTTTTGTCGTCAAATACACAACGTGCATACTGACGTCATTGTGCCAAGGCTCGCCCTCGCGGTCGTCAACCCAAACTGCGCCTTTGCTTGATAGGCTGCTGATCAACCCACCAACTTGATTCATGTTCCAGCCAAGAGCCTCGGCAATCGTCACAGGCGTTGCGTCGCTATGGTTGTCGCCATGCTGGCTTTCGCGGTCGTCATAGTTCATGCACATTTTCAAAGCGGCAATTTCATTTTCAGTAAATTTAGTCATTTGATAATCTCCTTAATTTCCCTAATTTGTCCCTCTTACCTATTCTATATAATGATGCTATCAGAGTTTGACAAGTCTTATATCGAGTTAATTGCATAAAAATATCAATATGCCTTTAATCGCCCATAGAAGCCCGCTGACGGGATGTAGGTGTTTTGGGGCATGTTAGTACCAAAAAGAAGCTAGAAGCGTTTTTTGCTTCCAGCAACGATCACAGAAGGGTCACAAAATGAACGAAGTTAAACCCATATTGCTCCGGCTGAGAGCCTCAACCATTGATGCGCTGAAAAGTGAGCTGGATTTATCGGCACACCGGAGCCAGTCTAGTCTGGCCGACGAGTTGTTAATGTCGCAACTAGAAGCGAAGCAGCGCCACCGCGCCATCCAGTTTGAGATGGACAAGCAGGCAGGCCGAGACTGATGCGGCAGGGCGGGGGCCGCGCCAAGGGTGCATCATATGAGCGCGAAATCGCAAAGCTCATTGAGCTTGAGACGGGCCGCAAATTGCGGAGGCGATTATCGCAGTATCAAGAAAAAGACCTGAGCGATTTGGAGCCAGCCGACGGCAAGGCGTTCCCATTTCTCATTGAGTGTAAGCGGTATAAATCTGGATTATCACCAAAGTGGTGGGACCAGATCGTGACTGCGGCGAAGTCGTCAGCAAATGTTGACGACGCATACCCGTGTTTAATTTATCGCTTGGACCGTCAGCAAACGCAGGTCAGGATACCCGTGCAGGCAATCGTGGCTCTCGGCAATTCCGACGTTGCCGGAGACGTGGCTGAAACTTATGACTGGGCGTACACCGCAACGTTGGATTGGTCGACGTTTGCGATGGTGTTGCGTGAACACTTGGCGGTAATGGAATGAAAGCCGCACAAAAGAATTACGCGGGGGCAGTGATGTCCCGGCGCAATGGTGGCCTGATAGTCAGGTCATTCGACAAAACGTAAAACGTGAAACGTAAAGGAAAAGATAATGTTAGAATATATATCAGACGGCGGCTCCGGTGGCGGAGATCGCACACCAATCTTGAAATTCTCCGCAAAGGACGGCAGCTTCATTGCAGTCGAGAGAGTGCAGATTGACGGGCAGTGGACAAATCAGGACAACGAGCTGACCCCTCCAATCAAGGTTGCGATGGATCTGGAAAAGCTGGAGGTGGGTTACATAGCCTTTATGCCTGCGCCAGATTTTCGTATGGTTTTGGTGGGTGAGCGTCCACCTGAAAAGCCAAGTGATGTTGGCGCTGACGGAAAGCCTATGCACAAGTGGGGTTTCAGGGTGCAGCTTACCAACAAGGACATTGGCTTGCGTGAGTTAAGTAGCAGCTCAAAGAATGTGTATGTTGCAATGCAGACGCTGTACGCTCAATATGTAGCGGGTAAGGATGAAAACGTCGGCAAAGTGCCAATCGTGGAAATCAGTGGCACCGAGAGAAAGGTGCAGACACTGAGCGACGGGCAACAGCAAACGTGGCGAGTGCCACAATGGGCTGTAGTTGGTTGGACAGATCGTCCTGCGGCATTGGGTGGTGTGGCAGCATCACCCGCAGAACCCGCAGCAGCGTCAGTTGCGCCGCCAGTAGCCGCTGATCCTCCAACGGCTGCCACGGCAGGCAGCGACTTGTTCGTTTAAGCGGTAGGCGGGCGGCACTTTGTCCCTTGGGTGTCGCCCGTCGTTTTTGAGGGACAAAAGGGATAGAGGGTTTAACAATGACAAATATTGCGGCACATGCCGAGGCGGTAGCAACCGCATATTGGGGGGAGCCAGCGGTCCGGCGGGGTCACATACTACGCTGGGGAACGCACGGCTCAAAGGAACTTGACCTTCGCAAAGGCACTTGGTTCGACTTTGAGAACAACGAGGGCGGCGGGGTTATCGATCTGGTGCGGGCGCATGAAAGCACGTCAATGCTTGGCACAATACCGGAGATATTAGAGCGCAAGTTTGGTATCCAGCGCCAGAGCCAGCAGACACTGACGCCCGCACGCTTTATGAGCGCGGTCTATGACTACGTCGACGATCAGGGTGAGGTGGTCTATCAGGTGCGCCGGTTTGAGCCAAAGACGTTTCGTCAGGTCAGGCCGGACGGCAAGGGTGGCTGGATACATAACATGGACGGTGTAATACCGGTCCCGTACATGCTTGACAGTATGATACTTAACCCAGAAGCGCCGGTATTTATCGTGGAGGGTGAGAAGGCTGCAAACCGGCTCGTTAAAGAGGGATTGATTGCCACCACCAATCACGGCGGGGCAAAGAATTGGAAGCCAGATCTTAACAAGTGGTTTGCCGGTAGGAGCGTTGTGGTCCTGCCAGATGCAGACGACGCCGGAGCCGCACACGCTGAAGTCGTGATCGCCAATATATTTGATACAGCCAAGCAGGTAAAGCGCGTGGATTTGTCGGGCCTGCCGGAAAAGGGCGACGTGGTCGACTATCTGGATAACCGCAGTGTCAAGGATATGCTGGCAGAGGTTAAGGCAGCGCCGGTCATTGCCGCGGCTCCAGTTGATGCGCCGGAGCCAGAGGTAAGCGACGGGCTCGACTACTTCGATTTTGTCGGTGCCGATTACATCCGCAATATGCCGCCGATTGAGTGGACGATAGGAGAGGGCGACAAGGGCATCATAACGCAGCATGGCCTGACCGTAATGTACGGCGCACCGGGAGCCGGTAAGTCGTTTATCGCTCTAGACATGGCTCTGTCGATTGCAAACGGTGTGCCGTGGCAGGGCATGGCAACCAAGCAGGGCAAGGTGCTTTACATAGCCGGTGAGGGCGTCGGCGGCCTTGGCAAGCGCCTCAATGCGTGGGAGGCACATAACAAGGTGCGCGATAACAAGAATCTTCACGTTTTGCCCATCGCCGTGAATTTTCGTGAACAGGCAGACGTGGAAAAGCTGATGCGTTCAATCGACAAGGCTGGCACGGGCTGGTCGGTCGTGTTCTGCGATACCGTCGCCAGATCACTCGTCGGGGCAGACGAAAACAGTGCCACCGAGCTTGGACTGTGGGTTTCTGCGGCGGATAGTATCAAGGCACACTGCGGTTGCGCGTTTATCGGAGTGCATCATAGCGGCAAGGACAGTACACGCGGTATGCGTGGCTCCAGCGCCCTTCTGGGGGCTGTTGATACGTCGCTGGTGGTCAGCAAGGACGAGAACCTCGTTTACATGCGTTGCGAGAAACAGAAGGACGCAGAGCCAGCGGATGAGCAGGTGTTTGAGATGACCGAGGTTGCGCTCATTGAGGGAACGTCGGTTGTGTTGTCACGGGTCGACGGCGAACAGCCGGTAAAAAAGAAGAAGGCAAAGGGGCTTTCAGTTAATCAGCAGATCGCTCTGGAGGCGCTCAGAAGCGTCGTGATCGACAGCGGAAACAAGGTTGTCGCGGCGTCATTATGGCACGAGGAACACAGGCAAAAATGCCCAGATTTGGACCGCCGGAGGGCCGGAGACGCCAGACACGCGTTAATTGAGCTTGGTTTGGTTGCGGCGGACAAAAACAAGGTATGGCTTATCAATGATAACAAGTAGTTATCGAAAAATGTCCGGTGTCCGGCGGACAGTGTCCGGTCAAAGCGGACGGTGTCCGTCCTGTCCGGTTTTCTCTAGGAACCGGACGGACATCCGGACGGACGGACGGACGGGCTAAAACGGAGGACAGAAATGGCAGTTAAAAAGGGTCGAGGTAAGCCGAAGCCAAACAAGGTTTACCATGCGCCAAATAATGGGGCGATGAGACGGATGCAACAGAGCCTGCATAGGTACGATGATAGGGTTACTCAGTTTGAGCTGAAGTGGGGTGTGGACAGGGTGATCTGGCTAGTGCCGACAGAGCTGCGGAATAGATTTGAGCAGCAAATGGACAGGCTCAACGATGCCATCGACAAAATGCAGGACGTGGATCATCAGGTTGAGGTGACGATTAAGGGCATCGCCGCTCTGGAGCAAGCCGCAATAGCGGCGGGCGTTGAACCGCTCAAGGGTGAATGGATAGAGGGCAGCTTGCCGGATGGCAGGGTGTTGGCAATCGTGCCGACAGATTACGAGGTGAGCAAGGTAAAGCGAGACAATCGTGAAATGGTGGTTTACTCTGTCAATGAGATTGGTCGGATACTGGAGGACTGGGAGGCCAGCAAGCCGGTTGAAGAGGTAAAGCATGTGTTTGATGGTGCGGTAGTGGAGAAGATACGCACACCCACTGAGGAGGAGTTGAATGACGAAATCCCCTTCTGACATTGTCGAGCGTGACGATATACTCAAGGATCGTGAGTATTTGCTGATTGGTACGTCGACTTGGATTGACGTGCGGACGCTGACCGTAAACGTGCAGCGGGTAGATGGTGCAGTAAAGATAGATATATGGCCGAGAGAACTGTTGCGCGGGTATGAGCCTATCGCTAGTGTTGAAGTGCCGTTTAGTCAGGGAACGTCGGAGGTGATAGATGATTGAGGCAGGTGATGGAAGCTGGCAAAGGCTGCTTGAGCAGGATAGGTGTCCGAGGTGCAAGAGCCTAATGACAAAGCTGATGGATGGCGACGTGATGGTCAGGCGTGAATGTTTAGTTTGCGTTTTAACAATTAACGATGATGCAAGGAATAAAAATGAACAGGGTTGAAGTATTAGACGACGCAAAGCAAAAGGTGTCAGTTGACCGTGCAAGCCAACACGGCGACATGGAAAACAATTTTACGATCATTGCTGATTATTGGTCTGTGCATTTGGACGTGATGGTAACTCCAGAGGACGTGGCAGTAATGATGACGTTGTTAAAGATTGCGCGGATCAAGTCCAATGCTCACAATGAGGATAACTGGGTTGATGGTTGCGGGTATCTGGCCTGCGGCGGTGAGCTGATGGATAGAGATGGGTGACGTTGTCAACATAAGAGACAGGCATTTCGTGCAGTTTTTTACTGAGCCGGTAGACTGTGATTGGTGTGGACAAGAAACGCACGGTTATGTGTTTGAGAGGATGCAGTCTATCGTCTGCTCCAAATGCAGGCAGCCTCTACTGGTGATTGATGACAGAGAGAAAATGATAGTGACTTTGGATGATGGGACAGAAATGGAGTTTGACGATGAGTGCTAGGCTACCTGATGAGGTGTGGGTCGAGTTCTTGTCCCGTGTTACCGCAGGACGCGCTGGTCAGTCAGTGTGTAAGGACAAGGACATGCCAGCTTGGGGGACAACGTGGAACAAGATACACAACGACAAGGACTTTGAGCGCAAGTATATGAACGCGTTAGCGTCTCGCGGCATGCTTTATGCTGATCAATTGGATGAGATAAACAGGCGCGTCCTTAATGGTGAGATTGACCCGCAAGCTGCCAGACTTGTGTCTGACAATTTTAAATGGACTGCGGCTAGACTGTTGCCAAAGGTATATGGAGACAAGCAACAGGTAGACGTGACGCATGAGGCCGGGAGTTCGTATCTTGACTTGCTACAGAAAGTAAACAGCGCAGCGCAGCTAAAGCACGCGGACGTAGTGGAGCATAAAGAAAACACAAGTGATGAATTACGCGCACGCGAGGCCAAAGTTAACCAGATTTCGGTTAACTCTAATCTGCCTAATAAACAGGCAAACAGGCGCAATAAGGGCAAAAAGTTATCCACAGGCAACTAAGTGATTGATTTTACACAATACCGTTTGCGCATAATTAACGTTATGCGACATTTATGAAAAAAACGTACAAAGTTAACCAAAAATCGGTTAACCCCCCCCGTCGCTCGCAGGCGCGGGGGCGGCGATAGAAATATATACCCCTTACCACCCCTTTGGAGGTAACGCATGAACGACACCCAAGCCACCGTCGAAGCCATAGCCGCCCTACGGGCAGATCCGACGCTATTTGTGGAGCAGGTACTGGGCGCAACCCCGCAGGCGTGGCAGGCCAAGGCACTCGCCGCAATAGCCAGCAACGACCGCGTCGCTATTAAGTCCGGCCACGGTGTCGGAAAAACTGCGTTTGAGAGCTGGGTCGTACTGTGGTGGCTGATGACGCACTATCCCTGCAAGGTGGCCGTGACGGCGAACTCGGCCCACCAGTTGTCGGACGTTCTGTGGACGGAGATAGACCGCTGGGCGCGGAACATGCCGCCCGCGTTCAAGGACTTGCTGGAGTTCAAGTCAGACAAGATTGCCCTGAAGGGTGCGCCTGACAGTTTCGCCGTGGCTCGTACCAGCCGCAGGGAGAACCCGGAGAGCTTGGCGGGCTTTCACTCGCCGCATATGCTGTTTGTGGTCGAAGAGGCGTCTGGGGTGCCAAATGTGATTTTTGAGACGGCTTCTGGTGCGCTATCTACCCCCGGTGCGAAAATTATTATGTGCGGTAACCCCACCCGCTCGGATGGGTATTTTTACGACGCATTCCACAGCGACCGAGATAAGTGGCACTGCGTGACTGTGTCCTGCGATGAGGGCGAGTATGTGGACCCCAAGTTTATTGAGGAGATGGCGGCGAAGTATGGCAGCGAAAGTAACGTGTTTAAGGTTCGTGTTTTGGGTGAGTTTCCGACACAATCCGACGACGTGCTTTTGCCGCTGCATCTGGTTGAGGATGCGGTGACGAGAGACGTTGAGGCCGGTCCCACTACTCCGGTCATATGGGGTCTTGATGTTGCGCGTTTTGGCTCGGACAGGTCCGCGTTATCCAAGCGTCAGGGCAATGTGTTAATTGAGCCAATCAAGACTTGGCAGAACAAGGATCTGATGGAGCTGGCGGGGATTGTGCTTTCCGAGTACGACGCGGTGCCGTATTCGATGCGTCCGCAGGCTATCTATATTGACGCCATTGGGCTTGGCGCGGGGCTGGCTGACCGGCTGAGGGAGCTGGACATGCCCGCCGTTGGCATATCTGTGTCGGAAACTGCGTCTTTGAAGAACAAGTTTAACCGCCTGCGCGACGAGCTGTTTTGGTCGGCGCGGGAGTGGTTTGAGGCGCGTGACGTTAAGATACCGTCCGACGACACGTTGATTGCCGAGCTTACTGGCATCCGTTATAAATATTTATCGACGGGGAAGCTGAAGGTTGAGAGCAAGGATGAGATGAAGCGACGCGGCCAGAGGTCGCCAGACGTGGCGGATGCTTTTGTCCTGAGTTTTGCGCAGCAAGGTGCGCTTGCCGGAGGCTACTCAAGAGGTTATAATCACAATCGCAGTTTGAAACCAAAAACGAATTGGGTGGTTTGATGGGACTTCTGGATAGCCTTTACGGGCAGGGCGATTATGCCAATTCTGGCATGCTGTTGCCTTTCGCGATCACGCCCGAAGGTGAGCGTGTCTTTTCTTTCCCTGCCCCCGTTCAGGCTGCCGCCCGCACCGTTGGTCGCGCTATGGGCGATCTGCCTATTGACATTGACCCAGAAACCGGATTGCCAGCCGAAAACGTGCTTATGGATGCGGCTGACTTGGCTGGCGCATTTACTGGCGCTGGCTTGCTTGCCAAGCGCCCCGCTGGGTCGCTTGGTATGGGTGGGCGGGAAGACGTCAGCGACACACTGTTGATGCAACAGCCTAAAAAGCGGCCAAAAATACGACAGATGCCGGAGGCGGAACAGAATTTATACGAGGCCGCCGCTGCGTTTCAACTTCCGCGTGAAGTAGGCGAGGGGCTGCTTTTGCCTCGGCGTGCGTATGAGTACGGTGCAAGAACCGCTGACGCTGGTGACCAAGGTTTGCTTGTAGACCCCGGTTTTCAAAACCTGAGCCGCGACATGCCTGACCTTAGCGGCACGGTTGTCCGTGACCTTGACACACTAGCCCGAAGCCCTGACCTAGACATACAGAGCCTGATCGGACGCACCGCAAAATTGATGCCCGGCGACATGACGATGGCGGGCAAAAAAATTACGCATGTGCAGGGTGTAAAGTTGAAAAACCCCGTGCGTATGACCGGCGGAAAAGACTTTTCGTCTGAAAAATTATCGCGTGAGCTTGGCATTGTTTGGGCGTCTGACCCCGGTGTCATTTCTGGTTATGTAAAGCAGGCTCGCGAAACGCCCGGTCTTTTAGGAATATACACGTCGATGGGCGGACGTGGTGGCGACTTCTCGCATCATGTGGCTGATGTTCTTGTTGACATGACAAAACAGGCAGCAAAATGGATACCAGAAAAAAAGATAGCTGACTTTGACGAGCAGGTCAGAAATTTAAAGGTTACAAAAGAAGACCCTAAAACGGGTAAAAAAACAACGACAACACCGTTTAGTGATTTCCCCGGCATTACTAGCCCCAATATTGAAAAATACCTTTACTCAGCCGGTAAAGGTGCAGCTCGTAAAGCTGTTGCCGACACAATGGAGAAAAGCACATTTAGAGACAGCGGCTTCCCTGATGTTACTGCTGTTCGTATGGTTGTGTCTGACCCGCAAATGTCTAGCCGCGTAAACGATCCGTCCGCTATGTTGGCACCAACTGGCGGTCGTGTTGTCGAGTTTGATGCCGACCCAATGTTGCCAATGTCTGGCGAGGGCAACATACCTGAATTTCACAAAACATATAAACAGGCAATATCTGGCACTGACCTTGGCGGTTTATCCACCCCCGTGCCGCGCATATTGATGGCACCAGATTTTTTTGCGGCGAGACGAGCCGCTGGCGCGGCCCCATCATCTGATCGTCGTTCCGCAGAAATCAGCAACGTGTTGCAAGAAATTACTCAGCCGGTGGCTGACGATGTATCTACCTATCAAGAGTTTTTCCGCAGGGGATTACTTGGAAAAGGAATGTAATGCCACCACGCAAAAAGAAAAACGTAAGCCTATCCGTCGGACGCGGAGAAAAACAGTCTGTTAAGGCTGGCGGTGGACTTACTGCGAAAGGTCGTGCAAAATACAACCGAGCCACAGGCTCAAAACTGAAGGCCCCCGTGACCGGCAAAGTCAAAGCCGGTAGCAAGGATGCAAAGCGGCGTAAAAGTTTTTGCGCCAGATCAAGGAGCTGGACTGGCCCACGCGGCAAGGCGGCTAGACGAAGGTGGAAATGCTAAAATGAAATATGGTAAAAACGGAAATTTTTTGACTACATATTTTTTGAACCCAGCCTCTGATGTAATCAACACTGTGGCTGATCAGTTTACCAATCGTAAACTTGTGTTGTCTGGAAAGAAAAAAAAGAAACGGTCGTCTAACACCATTTATGGTACATATTCAAAAAACGATTAACAGAAAAGGAAAGCTAGATATGGCTGGATACGGTAAGAAAAAAGGCGGGAAAAAAGGCGGTGCAAAGCAAGTTCTCGGTAAATACTGCTGATGTCCTTGTATCGCAATATTGCTAAAAAACGCGCCCGAATTAAAGCTGGCAGCGGCGAAAAAATGAGAAAAGCCGGAGCGAAGGGTGCGCCCACAAATGCGGCTTTTAAGGCTGCGGCAAAAACCGCGAAGAAGAGAAAAAAGAAAGTGAGAAAAGCATGATTGTATGTGATCCCTGTCCCTATAAGGGCCGCTGCGAACATCAGCAGCGTTGCATTCAGGGCAAGAACGCAATGCCCGATATGACGCCTGCCCCGGCTCCAGCAAAAGTTGTGCAAACTAGCAAGGGCATGACCGAGACTGCCAGCAAGCGCGGTGCGCCGATTAAGGGCGCGAGTAAAGGCGAAAAGAAGAAGGCCCGCAAGGTTACTATGCAATGATGGTGCGCCGCCCGTTAGTGGGGCGCATACGTCGCCCGCAACCCCCCATAGATCCGCCGCCCGTTTTGTGCGATAATGCGCAACCGGACAAACCAAAGTCCGCGCCAAAACGTGCGGCAAAAGGTGCAAAAAACAATGGCAAAAATGGATGACGAACAGCTCGGTTCGATTGTCTCAGGTGAGATAACAGACGCGCTAAATCACTTTGACAGCGAATACACCCAAGAGCGCCTTCGCGCTCTCGACTTCTATTTGGGCGAGCCAATGGGCAACGAGGTCGAAGGTCGTTCATCTGTTGTTGCCACCGAAGTGGCGGACACTGTTGAGGCTGTTATGCCCAATCTTATGCGGGTATTTACGTCTAGCGATAAATATGTCCGTTTTGCTCCGCGTACCGCTGAGGACGTAGAGGCCGCCGAGCAAGCCTCTGACTACGTCAATATGATAATCACGCAGCGCAATGACGGTTACAAACTGCTTCACACGTTTTTTAAAGATGCGCTTTTATTCCGCATGGGTGTAATTAAGTTTTTTTACGAGACACGCGAAGAGGTCGACGAGGAAGAGTACACTGGCCTGTCAGACGAAGAGCTGACAATGCTGATGAACGACCCCGACGTTAAAATTATAGAGCAGTCTGAGACTGTCATGGAGAGCGTCTACGATGACGAGAGCGGCGAGACAACCCCGCTTCGCTCTGAGTACGACCTGAAGGTTCGCGTTACCCGCGAACAAGGCGAAATAAAAGTTATTAACGTGCCGCCGGAAGAGTTCCTTGTAAATCGTCGGGCAACATCTTTAGAAGACGCGCATTTTATGGCGCACCGCACAACTCTTACCGTCTCAGATCTTGTGGCTATGGGTTACGACAGAGACGAGGTTGAGCAGTACGCGGGCGAAGACGAGTTAGAAACTGATAACGAGGTCAGCAACCGTTTTCAGGATATGGAGGCGTCAACCGGTCCCGACCCAGCCGACCCAACAATGCGAAGCGTCATTTATTACGAGTGCATCGTTAAAATGGACTACGATGGCGACGGTATAGCCGAGCGTCGCCGTATTTGCGCTATTGGCTCTGAGGGCCAGCATATTCTGCACAATGAGCCGTGGGACCACATTCCTTTTGCTGTTGCCTCTCCTATTCTGATGCCACACCGTTTAGTCGGTCGTAGCGTCTACGACATGACTGAAGATTTGCAGGTCATTAAAACTACGCTGATGCGCCAATACCTAGACAGTGTGTACTCATCGACACTGCCGCGCATAGCAGCCGTTGAGGGAGCCGTAAATCTCGACGATTTACTGGACGCTCAGGCCGGAGGTGTAATTCGGGTAAGGCAGCCCGGTATGATCCAGCCACTAGCTGGCGCATCTGTGGGTGGTGAGATACGACCCCTTATGGATTACCTTGACACAGTAAAAGAACAGCGAACCGGGATGAGCCGTGCTAGTCAGGGGCTCGACGCCAACAGCTTGCAGTCGTCGACTGCGTCAGCCGTCAGCGCCACAGTTCGCGGCGCTCAGGTTAAGTTGGAGAGCTACGCTCGTACAATGGCTGAGACTGGTGTCAAGAGTTTGTTCAAAGGTATATTGGCGTTAGTTTTAAAACACGATAGCAAGCCGCAGGTAATGCGTCTCCGCAACAAATTTGTTCCAATTAATCCGGCTGAATGGAAGTCGCAATTTGACACTGTTGTGCAGGTTGGTTTGGGTACGACTGACGACGAGACAAAGATTGCATTTCTGACGCAGATTGCCGCAAAGCAAGAGCAGATCCTTATGCAGTTAGGCGCTGACAATCCTCTTGTGACCGCGCAGCAATATGTTGCTACTTTGCGGTCTATTGCAGAAGTTGGGGGCTTTAAGGATGCTGACCAATTTTTTAACTCGCCAGAGGTCGTGGGCCAGAAAGTCGCACAACAACAACAGATGCAGCAAGCACAACAGGGCAAGCCTGACCCATCCGTTGCGGCAATGCAGCAAAAAGCGCAAATGGATTTACAGCTTGCCAAACAAAAGGCTGAGGCTGAAATTGAGTTGAAGCGTGAAAAAATGCAGGCCGACATACAGCTTGAGCGTGAAAAAATGCAGATGGAAATTGAGCTTCGCCGTCAGGAGTTGGCGGCTGAAGCAGAACTTCGCGTGGCTAAGGCAATGACCGACGCCGAAATATCAACTAACCTTCCGAGGGCGCAGTAATGGCTAAGATCAAAAAAATGATGCCACCCCGCAATACAGTTATTCGCGGACAAGAACATTTATTAGCCTATATCTCGCCGGAAGAAGCTGACATTCTAAAGTCTTTGGGTGGATCTGGCGAACCCGGCCCTATGGGTATCCCTGCTTTTAGAGCTGACCCCGGTCAAATGGCTGAAGCTCAAGAAAGCCTTGGTCAAACTGATTATGGCGGCGGCGGGTACGAAGAGGAGATGAATGATCCCTCTTCGTATGGCGGAGTAAGCGACGCCCAAAGGAATGCCGCCCTTGCCGAAGCAGAAGCAGCTTTGCTTGATAGCCAGTTTAGACATGGTGATTTGCAGTCGGATATGACGCCCCAAGATTTTGCATTTGATACGGGGCCAAGTAATGCAGATAGAGTGGCTCAATCATATTTTGATTATGCCGACGTTTTTGGCCCGGAAATTTATTCATCGAATTATATTGGCGGCTCAATACCCGGTGCGATCAAAAACCGCAGCTTTAGTGGGTTGCTTGGTGTTCCGAGCTACTCGACTTGGATGGATCATATCCCAACGCGGACGGCGTTTGCCAATATGGCAATTGACCGACTAGACAACCGAATTTCTGGATACAAAAATGATCAAAGTTTGTTGGGTCAAAGGTTGGCTCCCGTTAATACTTTTTTCGCTAACAATATAAAGAAAGCACTAGCAGCCGGAGGCCGTCCTGTTTTAGATAGCACCGGTCGTGTGATGGGTGCATTTGAAAAAGGCCCGTTTGGTTTCGGTGAGGTTTACACCGGCACCCCTGTCGAGGGTGTCGAAGGAACCGGATTTATTGACCCAGATATGGGCGGCGAAGATGTTAAACCGGTAAACCCAGCAACTGGACAATGTGACGAGGGTTACATATTTGATGATGATTTGCAGGCTTGCCGTTTAGATAACGCCAGCGTGGCTAGTGTTGACGCTCCGGCAGATGGCGCGTATGCAAGAATGGGCTTGCTTGATGTTGCGCCGACAGGTCTGTCAGATTTTCAACAGCGTTACGGCGTGGGCTATGGCTCTCCACAAGATTTTGCGGATGCTAATACTGCATTTAGAAAGCGGGGCGCGACATATCCAGAGTTCTTTAATAAGCCACCAAAGTTAACGGGGTACACATTACTATCTTAGGAAAAGGGAATGGATGAAAGAAAAGTAAGGGACAAGCAGGCCAGAGCCGAGAGGGCTGAAGCGCTGCTTCGCAATGAGTTGTTAAACGAGGCGTTTGATTATCTGGATGAACAGTTTACTGCGGCTTGGAAAAACAGCGACGTTAAAGACACAGACAACAGAGAGAGGGTATATTTCTTGTCTCAATCTCTTGCCGCTTTGAAGGGGTATTTTCAAAGTGTTATAGAAAGTGGTAAGTTAGCCGAAGCGCAGCTTGACGATTTCAGGCGGCGGGCAACTGTAACAAAATTAAGGTGATTTAATTATGTCCGATAATCCAGCAGGAACCGGCGATATTTCAATGAATGACGCAATTAGCCTTCTAAGCAATCCCCCAACGGATAATGCAACGGAAGAGCGGACTGAGACGCAAGAGGCGTCTCAACAGCCAGAGGCAGAGGCACCACAGGTAGAAACCGATCACGTCGATGAGACGCCGGAAGATGACCATGTTGATGATGATGCCAGTGAAGGCGAAGAAGACTATGACGATGATGAGTACGACGCAGACGAGGAAGAGCCTCAAGCAACCTACACAGTCAAAGTTGACGGTGAAGAAGTAGAGGTAGACTTAGACGAGCTGCGAAACGGGTATCAGAGACAGCAGTCTTTTACTAGGAAGTCGATGGAACTTGCCGAGCAACGGAAAGCCTTTGAGGCCGAAGCGGCTCAAACAAAGCAGGCCAGAGACTACTACGCGCAGCAACTTGATCAGTTGAGCGCCCAAATCCAGCAGACAACCGAGCAGGAACCTGACTGGAGAGCATTAGCCGAAACAATGAGTGAGCGTGACCTTTTTTTAGCCAAGGCGGAGTACGACCAGTACAAAGAACAGCAAAAAAATGTCGATGCCGAAAGGCAGCGTGTAGCCCATGAGCAGGCAGTTGACCGTGAAAAGGAGTTGAAGAAACACCTGCACACGCAACGTGCCGATATGCTTAATCGCATACCTTCGTGGCAGAATGACGAAACCCGTGAAAGCGAGCGTCAGGAAATCATAAAGTATGCACAACGCCGAATTGGCTTCTCACAAGAGGAGATTGAAAATGCGTCTGACGCACGGGCAATCGAGCTTTTGTACAAGGCTTGGAAGTGGGATAATCTTCAATTGAAGAAACCCGCTGCTAAGAAGAAGGCAAGACAGGCACCAAAAATGGCTAAGGCAGGACGCCCTAAGACCAAGCGTGAAGTTGCTTCCCGTTCTCGGCAGGAAGCGAAAAAGCGTTTTGAAAACGCTGGAACCGTGGATGCCGCTGTTGAATTTCTAATGGGCAGATAAGCCCGAAGGAGCAAAAAAATGGCCGTCTTTACGACCCAAAACGCCGTTGGTGAGCGCGAACAGCTCGCCGACATAATCTACCGGATTGATCCGGCAGAAACACCAATTTTTTCCAATGTGAAAAAAGAAACCTCAAACGGTATCTTTGTGGAATGGCAAGTCCAAGAATTGACTTCGGCCTCAGCCACGAACTACCATAATGAGGGAGCAACAACTGCGACCGCTGCGGCAACACCAACTGCGAGAATTGGTAATTACCATCAGATCTCAAAGAAAGTTTTTGCAACATCTGGCACTTTGGAATCCGTTGATACCGCAGGACGCGAGCGGGAACACAATTACCAAAAGGTTTTGAAAGCCCTAGAATTACGCCGGGACATTGAAAAATCAATTGGTGATACAGACGTTGCCCGTGACGGCTCTGACCCACGCAAATCAGCTTCGCTGTCTTGCTGGATAACCAACGGTAGTGTTGGTGCCGGTTCAGGTGCCTTTGCTAACGGCTTAGGAACCAACACCATTACAGCAGGAACCGCCCGTCCGTTGACACTTGCCCTCATCGAAGATGGGATGCAGGATGCTTGGACTGACGGAGGCAACCCTCGTTTAATGGTGGCAAGCGCCACAAACCGTGCCAACTTCTCTGACCTGTCAGCGTCAGGCAACTTGGTGTCAAACGACGTAAACATGACTGCCGCTAAGGAAGTCACTTACGTTGGCTCGACTTCTGTATTCCTTACAGACTTTGGCACCGTAGAAGCTGTCCCATCTCGTTTGATGGGTAACGACCGTGTGTTCTTGATTGACCCAGATTTTGTGTCAGTCTGCACATTGAGCGGACGTAACTTTCTTGAGCAGGAACTTTCTCAGGACGGTGACGCCAAGACAAGCCATCTGGTTTCAGAATGGGCTCTCAAGCCGACCGCGCCAAAAGCGCATTCAGGCATTTTTGATCTTAACGGATCATAATAAGTCTGAGGGGGCGGGCAACTGCCCCCTCTCTTTTAAGAGGGATTACATGAAGCGAGTTTTATACACAGACCCCAACACCAGAAAAGAAGTGGTAATGGATCAGCGGTCTGACGGGACTGACGTCATTGAGACGACGCAACACTTTGACACGCTGGTAAAATTAAACCGGCAAATGAATAACGACTACTCAAAGGGCTCTATGACGGGCAATACGCAGCGTCATGTACAGCATGTGGCGGAGATCCCAAATGTGGTGTATAATCACCTGATTGAGACGCTTGGCACACCGCAGGAAAACCCAAAGGGTTGGAAGGCGTGGCTAAACAATAGTGAGAACCGAGACTTTAGGACAGGCGGCGGGCAAGTATAATGGCGATAACCACCTACACAGATCTCCAAGCCGGAATAGCTAATTTTTTAGCTAGAAGCGATTTATCTGCTCAAATTCCCGACTTTATAACTTTGGCTGAAGCTCGCCTTAGTAGAGAGCTTGAGACGAGATCGCAAGAAAAAAGATCTGTAGCTAATTTGGTTGTCGGAGATGAATACATTTATTTGCCGTCTGACTTTAGAGAGGTGCGCGAAGTAAAGCTAAACACGTCTCCTTTGACTGTTCTAAAATATCATAGCCCCGCTTCTTTGGACGAGCAATATCCGTCAAATGGAAATGGCAAGCCAAGGGGGTTTAGCATCGTCGGCCTTGAAATGAAAATGCGACCGGTGCCAGACAGTACATACGAGATGGAAATTATTTACATTGGCGGTGTGACCCCTTTATCAGCATCAAACCCAAGTAATAACATTTTGCTTCGTTCCCCAGACGCTTATCTTTACGGCGCACTAGCCGAAGCATACGCATACCTTTTGGACGAAACTAGGGCTGCTCAATATATGGCTAGATTTGAAAAAGCTATGGAAGAAATAAAGATAGACGAGCAACGCGCCCATTACGGGACTGGCAGTATTCAAATGAATAGTATCTATCAACGACAATCCCAATCGGCGGAGAGATAAAATGAGCGCTATGAGCGACTACCTAGAAAATGAGATCCTTGATCATATTCTTGGGACTGGGGCATACACAATGCCTTCAACAGTTTACATTGGGCTATCAACTGGATCATTTAATGACAACAACAGCGGAACCGAATTATCAGGTAATGGTTATGCGCGACAGACAATAGCTTTTGATGCTGCTGTTTCTGGGACTGCTGACAATACGGCGGCTGTTCAGTTTGCGGCGGCTACCTCGTCTTGGGGAACCATTACGCATTTTGGCTTGTTTGATGCAAGCACCAGCGGAAACCTTTTAATCCACGGAGCGTTTTCAACTGGCAAGCTCATAGACACGGGTGATATTCTAAAAATTAATGCCGGTGACTTAGACATTACAGCGGCATAGGTTTAGACCGTGGCCTCGCTTGAGCAATTAGACACATGGGGCGGGCTGGACGCGCTTGATGTCTATGGCTTAACCCTAGAACAGTTAGATCAAGTAACGCTGCACGCGACTGACGGCGCTGCGTCTATATTAATAACCGGTACGCTGTCCGCTATAAGAGAGCTGGCTATGCAAGCGTCTGTTGTGGGCGCGGCTGGTGTGACGGCCTCTATGAAGCCGATCAGGGCGGCTACAGCGGCCATTAACTTAGCGGTAACTCAATCTAGCTCTGTGTCCCGTGTCAGGATAGCCTCTGCTAGTGAGAGTTTGGTCCTGACAACGTCGGCTTTGGCTTCCCTTGTGCGTCTTGTGAGCGCCGCAGAAAATGTTTCTATGTCAACATCCGCATCTGCGGTCGCGTTGTTTTCTATGGCCTCATCTGTTAATAACAATATATCCGCAACAGCTACGGGCAAGGTTTTGGGGGAGGATTGGACGGACGTTGTTTTAGGCAATGAGGTCTGGACAAATGTAGCTTTAGGTTCAGAGGTGTGGACAGACGTTACTTTAGGCAATGAGGTTTGGGCAAATCAATGATACAGTTTGGTGAATGGCTACCAGATCAAGCCGACATAATGAACCCCGGTGTTACGGTTGCAACAAATGTTTTGCCAGCCGCTAACGGATACCATTCAATGAACGGGTTTGTGCCGTATTCAAATGCAGCCAGCGGCACAATTAAAGGTATTTTTGCCGCTAAAGATGCCGCGTCTAATACCAAGTTATTTGCTGGTGACGCTACAAATCTTTACCTCCATAACTCGTCAACAAACAATTTAGATGCTGTTGGTAAGGGTGGGGGCTATACATTAACCGACACAGAAAAATGGCGCTTTGCCCAGTTTGGGAATTATGTTTTGTGCGCTGGGGGAGTTGGAGAGACAATTCAGTCGTTCCAATTAGGTAGCAGCTCGGCATTCGCAGATCTGACCAACGCGCCAAAAGCTGATTTTTTAGCGGTTGTTAGAGATTTCGTGTGGGCCGCTAATGTGGATAGCGGGTCTGGCCGAATACCTTTCCGGTGCCAATGGTCAGGGTTTAATAACATAACCAGTTGGACATCTGGAGTTGATCAAGCTGACTTTCAAGATTTGCCAGATAGTGGCGCTATTACTGGAATGGTTGGAGGTGAATATTGCACTATTCTAACTGAGCGAGCTATCTACCGAGCCACCTATGCGGGGCCGCCTTTGATTTGGCAATTTGACAAAGTCGTGTCTGAAAGAGGGTGTGCGTTTAGTGGCTCTGTCTGTAACTCAGGGAACCTTGTTTTCTTCTTGGCCTCAGACGGTTTTTACGCATTCGACGGGCAAAAAACGGTGAGTATTGGTTCGGAAAAAGTAAATGAATTTTTTAAGAAGGACTTTGATAGTAACTATGATTTTCGTATGAGTTCTCACGTTGACCCTCTAAACGAAGTTGCTATGTGGAGCTACACAAGCACACAGTCCCCGACAGGCCAGCCAGACAAAATAATTATGTATAATTATGTTTTGAATAAATGGTCATTGGCAGAAGTTGAGGCAGACCTGTTGTCTCCATTGTTTTCATCTGGGTACACGGTTGATGGCCTTGGCAACTTGTCTGCGACTGTTGATGGCCTTTCTATTCAGCTAGACAGTAGAACATTTAAGGGTGGGCAGTATTTCTTTGGTGGAGCTTATGGCAATAAAATTTACACTTTTTCTGGCAGCCCGTTGTCTGGCACTATTGAAACATCAGAAGCGCCATTAAGCATGGGCAAGCACTCTATTATCACTAGGGTCTATCCATATTACGAAGACGGCTCTGTTGAGATTTCTATTGGCACAAGAGACACGCAGGCAGCCACCCATCAATATGGTAGCGTTGCAATTCCAAACACTTCCGGCTTTGCCCCGTTTAGAGCGCAGGGCAGATACCACAGAGCAAAAACTATTTTTAGTGGTGGTTGGAGCAAGGCTGTCGGCATTGATGTTGAGGCAAGGCAGATTGGGCGAAGATGACAACCG